CCTCAAGGCAAAGAAAAACTTCAATGAACGTGACTTTGCTCATTTTTAAGTTTTGAGACAATGTCCCCAAAAAATACAAGGCCTATTATAGAGAGGGAGAGAATGTAACACATTTTCTTCTTTTTTTTGTGTCATCACCTCCTTATTTTCTGGCCTTGGAGATCCGGAAGGAGCATCGTAATGAAAGAGAATCAGTTCCAAGCACAACTAATTAAAGACATTAAAGAGTGGTTTCCTGGCGCCGTTGTGCTTAAAAACGATGCAACTTATATTCAAGGACTTCCGGATCTCCTCATTCTTTTCAGAGATAAGTGGGCTGCTCTCGAATGCAAGAGAGCGAGTGATGCACATAAACAGCCTAATCAGGAATATTATGTGGACATGCTGAACAATATGAGCTATGCAAGTTTTATTTGCCCTGAAAACAGAGAAGAGGTAATGAATGAACTTCAACAAACATTCAGAACTGCTGGGTCAACATGCATTTCTGGGAGCAAGTAAATATTATTGGCTGAACTATGATGAAGACAAACTTATTCAGTCATATCTGAATTCACTTGCCGTTCAGAAAGGCACTGAATTGCATGAACTTGCTTGCGATCTTATTCGACTTGGCGTTAAATTGCCGAAAAGTAAAAGCACACTTAACATGTACGTTAATGATGCAATTTCTTATCGGTTAACTCCTGAACAGCCACTTTATTTTTCGAGAAATTGTTTTGGCACTGCTGATGCAATTTCATTCAATGAAAAGAATCATTTTCTGAGAATTCATGACCTGAAGACCGGTGTCACTCCGGCCCACATGGAGCAGCTTGAAATTTATGCTGCTCTTTTCTGTTTGGAGTATCGAATGCAGCCGAAGGACATCGGTATGGAGCTGCGGATTTACCAGAATAATGAAATCCTGGTCCATTCGCCTCTGGGCGATGATATTAAGCGTATAATGCAGACGATCATCGTCTTTGACGGGAAGATCGAAAAATTAAGAGTGGAGGAATGATCCATGAAAAGCCAGGTAAACCAAAACATTTTTGCGGAGCTTCAACAAGTTGATGATCTGGAGCATTATGGTACGCCACGACACTCCGGTCGATATCCTTGGGGAAGTGGAGAGAATCCTTATCAGGGTGATGAGAATTTCCAGAAGCATTTGAGCAAGCTGCGCAAAAGAGGAATGTCCAATACCGAGATCGCTAAATCGATGGGCATTTCCACTACAGCCCTTAGAGCGAAGATTGATATTGCAGGAGAGAATGCTACAAAATGGCGTGACTCAATGATATACAAGCTTCATGATAAAGGCTATAATAATTCTGCAATTGCAAGACAGTTGCAAATTCCCGACACAACAGTTGGCAATGTTCTTCGTAGAGAAAATCAGCACAAGATTTCTTCTGTTCGCGCTGTTGCCGATACTTTGAAGGAAGCAGTCAAAGATCAGAAGTATATTGATGTTGGGCATGGCAGCGAAGTATATGTAAAAGCTAGCAAGGATAAAATGCGGCATGCTGTTGCGTTATTGGAACAGGAAGGTTACGAAACACAAATTCATTATCAGAAGCAGATGGGAACAGGCAAGCCCACTACAATGAAGATATTGTGCAAGAAAGGAACTTCCTGGGCTGAAGTTGAGCAGGCTAAACGTGAAGGCAAAATTGATTTTGCTAATTATCATTTTGAGGATCGTGATTATCAGAATCCTCATAAATTGGAAACGCCTGTCAGTGTTGATTCAAAGCGAGTTCAGGTTGTTTATGGTGATCAGAAACTTCCTGATGGATCATATGGTAAAGATCGTGATGGATTGATTGAAATTCGTCGCGGTTGTGAAGATTTAAATCTTGGAAGAAATCATTATGCACAGGTTCGTATTGCTGTTGATGGAACACATTATTTGAAAGGCGTAGCCGTTTATAATGATAATCTTCCTAAAGGGATCGATATTCGCTATAACGTCAGCAAACCTTCAACAATGCCGTTGAAGAGTGATGACAAAAATGTAGAAACCGTATTTAAACGGATGAAACCCGATCCTGTTACGAATAATCCATTTGGTGCATCTATTAATCAGGATGATGACAAGCTTCATTTTATTCAGGTTCATTATGTTGGCAAAGATGGTAAGAAACATTTATCTGCTTTGAATATTGTTAATGAGCAGGGAACATGGAATGAGTGGAGTAGAAATTTACCTTCACAGTTCTTATCTAAGCAGACGGTTCCTCTTGCTACAAAACAATTGAAGCTGGATGCTCGTATGCGGCATGACGATTTTGATGAGATCATGTCCATTTCTAATGCTGCTGTTCGAAAGAATCTTCTTAATTCGTTTGCAGATAATTGTGATTCTGCTGCTTGTCATTTAAAGGCTGCTGCTCTTCCAAGACAGGCAACACATTTGATTGTGCCATTTCCTGAGATGAAAGAGAATGAAATTTATGCTCCGAACTATAACAATGGTGAACGGCTTGCATTAATTCGTTTTCCTCATGCAGGAAGATTTGAAATTGCAGAGCTTACTGTAAACAATAATTTCAAGAAAGGTAAAGAAGTTATTGGTACAGGTGGAGACGATGATGTCAAAAATGATGCTGTAGGTATTCATCCTAAAGTTGCTGAGAAATTGTCAGGTGCTGATTTCGATGGAGATACAGTTCTGGTTATTCCTAACAACAATGGATTTATTCGTACACATCCTAGCCTCAAACAGCTTGATGGATTTGCTGATGATCTTCGTGTTCGTTATAAACGTGATCCAAATTCTGGTGTTCGTCATATGACATCCCAGGAAAAAGGAATGCAGATGGGTTTGGTATCAAATCTTATTACTGACATGACTTTGATGGGTGCTCCTACTTCTGAAATTGCAAGAGCTGTTAAACATTCAATGGTTGTTATTGATGCAGAGAAGCATGACCTGGATTGGCGAAGATCTCTACGTGATAATAATATTGAGCAGCTTTATTTACGATATCAGAAGAGGAAACAAGGCGGTGCGTCTACACTTATTTCTAGATCGACATCACCACAAGAAATTAATCAACGAACGGCAGGACAAATTAGGATCGACCCCGAGACTGGAAAGTCCCGGGTTTTTTATATTGATCCTAAAACTGGTGAACGTTTATGGAGAGAATCCGGTCGTCTTAAATCCAGACAAAAATTGGTAGAGGTTAAAGACGCAAACGGAAATCCTATAATTGATGAGAAGACTGGGCGACATAAAAAAGTTCCTGTTCTTGATGATAATGGAAATCCTATTTGGGAAAAAGTACCCGCTACGGAGACATCACAGAAAATGTACGTTCGTAAGGATGGATCAAATCGTACGGATGCTATGGAGTTATCTTCTGGAACAAAAATGGAAAAGGTATATGGTGAGTATGCTAATGACATGAAGGCACTTGCCAACAAAGCCCGTCTTGCTGCATATAATATTCACCTGGATCATATTAATCCGGTGGCCCGTAAATTATATGCTAATGAAGTTCATGATTTGGATATTGCTTTATCTATTGCTAAACAAAATGCTCCTCTTGAACGTAAAGCACAGTCGCTTGCTGGAAAGTTATTTGCTATGAAGAAAGCAGATAATCCTGAATTAGAATATGATCAGGATAAGAAAAAGAAAGCGCAGGCACAATGTTTGGAGGAAGCGCGATATCGTGTTGGTGCTAAGAAGACTAACATTGATATTTCTGACAAGCAATGGGAAGCAATTCAAGCTGGGGCTATATCTGGAACCAAGCTTGAAGACATTTTAAAGAACACAGATATTGATAAATTGAAGAAGCGTGCTTTGCCAAGGACTCCTAAAGGTATTTCTCCTGCAAAGCTTGCTACTGCTAGAATGCGCATCAGTAATGGTTATTCTGCTAAGGAAGTTGCTGACAGTTTGGGTGTTTCTGTGGATACCTTATATCGTGCGCTTGGAAAGAGAGATGAGAACAAGTCCAATGATCAAGGCTGAAGACATTTTACTGACAACTAAAGACAATCAATTCAATCCATTTACTGATGAGGATAATTGGAGAGCCTTTGACACAGATTATTCTCATCCCTTTAACACAGAAGCATATTACATGAGGCTTCTTGGATTAAGGAATCCAGATAATTTTACATCAGAAGAGTTAGCAACTGAACTGATGCAGATCTTTGAAGAGATAATCAATATCAATCAAGAGATGGGAATCGACTTGTATGAGTTGATCACGCGCGATGGAACTCGTTTGGCTCATGTGCCGGAGCATCTCCGGGTATCCAAGGAGCCATACAAGTACTCTGCTATTTAAACCACCCGGGGGAGGGGTCTGTTTTAGGCCCCCACCCCCTTTCAT